TTTGCCAATACTACCTAAATAATCGGGCATGCTAGCCTCGGATATAGTCCCATATTCTAGCATGTCTTGCATTTGGTTCAGCGGAGTTTCCTTGTATCTACCCAGCGGTGACAACCTTGGAAAAGGAGTTTTACTTGGAGAATCCGCAAGGTTTAAACGGTTTGTTGGTGGATTTGGATTACTCCCTAACACTCTCATAGTCGGGTCAAGGTTGCTAATTTGTTTTGCTAAATCTTTGAAGCCTACAGGTGGTGCTAATTTTCGCGCTATTCCTTGCTCCTCCATCTCTTCTTGCCTAGCTATCATTTTTGTTATTTTATTTGGGGATATCTTAAGTATTTTAGCAAAATACTCCAACTCGCTTTTAGGTAAAGACCCTAAAAACTTAAGTTGGTCTTTATGGTCTCCGTAAGTTTTAAACTGGTCTGCAATTCTTCCAACTGTACCCAATTTTGCATTGTGTTGGACGGTTTTATTAGTGAAACCCAAGGATCCCAACCAACCCTTTGCTGGCGTGTACTTACCATCTACTGTAGGGTATGCGTTACCAGCATTCAGACTATCATATACCTTATCCCAAATTGACCGCCCTTCTTCAACTACTTCTTCTTCAACTACTTCTTCTTCAACTACTTCTTCATCTTGATTTTGCGAAGTAGTTTTGTTGTCAAAAGAAACTTTGTTTGATACCTCTTCAGTTGTATCGGTAGGGTTGAAGTGCGGATCCCCATCATGCACATTTTCTTCAACACTAGATCCAGTATCGCCGGTATTAGATACGTAATCTTTTTGTTGTTCATCTTCATTTTGCAAAGTAGTTTCGTCGTCTCCAAATGAGCTTCCTTTCTCTTTAGTTTCGTAGTTTCTAAAAGCTTGATCTACAACCTCTCCGCCTAAAACGCTAGCGGCTCCAATGCTTTTGCCAACAATATTGGCCATTTCTTTTGTTACGCCGGCCATACGAATACTATCGTAGTCTAGCCAATTGTGTATAGTTCCAAATTTTGCCATTATTGTCTATTCATCTGGTTAATTTTTGCTGCAAGTAATTGATCTATCATGGACATAGGGCCTGCACCCGCTTTAAATACATCACCTAAGGTAGAGCCATCTCCTAAGTTTTTAAGGTGCTTAAACCCGTCTGCAGCTCCGAATGTAGCTATACCACCCGCTAGCTCCCCAATCCCTCCAACTAATTGTTGTGTTGCTTGAGCTCTTGCAGCATCCGCCATTCGCTTTCTATCTGCTGCCATATTCAGCAATTGCTGAGATTGGTCATATTGTCTAGTTTGTAGAACATCTGCACCAGCTGCTTCGTCTTGCTGTAATTGTTGCTCCGCTTTCACCCGTGCCATTTCATTAGCTTGTTCTTGTCTTGCTAAATCTGCTGATATGCCTGCTTTAGATTGTAAAGCTGCTTGCGCTATAGCTTGGGCGCCTCCGGGTGCTCCGCCTGAAGCAATTGCTGCTTGCATAGACTGTGCTAATGCAGCGTCTGTTTGTTGTGCTTGGAATTGTGACGCTTGTTGATTTACAGTTAAATCTTCTGCAACATTTTCAAGACCAGCATATGTATTTTGAAATTGAAAATCTTGAAATGCCTGCTTTTGAGCTTGAAATTCGGATGTGGCGTCCCTTTGTTCGGCCCTTCTTTTTCCACCTCCTACTAAAGAACCAGCTATTTGTCCTACTCCACTTATTATTGATCCCATATTTAGTATTGTATTATTAATTCATAACTCGGTGTTTTATCCACCGTGAATCCTGATTGTTTATATTTTTCTAATAATATGCCTGGTTTTGCCCAAGCAAATGAATACTTGTACCCCATATCTTTTGCAAAATCTGTTGTAAAGTTCACCAATAACTGTAATGCGTCACTTCTATCATTATCTTTATAATACTTGTCTGAGATAACTATAGCTGGAATTGCAGTCTTTGAATTCGTTGTATAAAGGAACATAGCCGCAATAGGGTCATGTTCTTTACATACCATAAAGCCACCTAAACCATTATCTGGCAAAAAGTCTCTTTGTGGTACTGGTTGATTGTATGCTTCCCACCACGAAGGCAGGAAGTCCCAATCTTTTTCAATTAATTTTCTTACTTGTAATTGCATTAAATTTAATTAAGTTTGACTAATATAATATTCTGTTGTTATTGCAAATAATTCTCGTTTATCAGTATCAGGGTTTTTAAACCTTACTTTAGCAAAAAATCCTTTTACTCCAGCAACATCTTGCGTGTTTGTTGAATCCTGTATTAAAGGGTAAAATCCATCTGCGTTAGGACTAGACCCTGGTTCTACAATAAATACAGGTACGGTTCCAACAATTGAGGCGTGATATTTACCTTCTTTAAAGAACCATAAATTATCCATTATCCTAGCGTTTGTTATAATATTTTCTTCTTGATCCGCTAGTATACTTACTATTTCCCAATTTTGGCTGCCCTCGTAATTCATAGATAAATAATCTGATATGTATGTGGGGTTATCATTAAAAATTATCTCCACTTCAGAATTATACTGCACACCATAAAAATTATTTCTTCCCGATGTATCTGAATTATGCAAATAGATTTTACCCCCTTTAAAAGTGTAAAACTTATTATTTAAAGTTAATCCAGTTTCGGGTATAAAGGAATACCTACTTGTCCAACTTTTGGAGCGAAAACTATATCCTAATGTTGCGTTCGTTATTTCGTTAGGAAATGTTTCAGAGCCAATAGCGGGATCTAATTCATTGTACCCTTGCATTGATACCACATAGGTCCTTTTAGTTCTATCATAGGCCCCTATTAGCTTATTAGCAGTGCCAATTCTATCCCTAAAAAAGTTGCTCATACCGTTACTGCTAATTGGAAATAATTGGCCATTAGCAGGGGTGAGCTGCATTACAGCACCACGCTTAGCATCAGTAAAATATATATTACCACCACCAAAAGCAAAAGATTCAGGGTGTGTACTTATACCATAATTAGCCTGATAAGTCATAGCTTGTCCCAACACTAGATTTGTAGCGGTTACATTAACCCCCTCGTCTGCATTAAATAAAGCATCTTTGTCTGCTAACACTTTAAACACTTTGTCCTCAGTAAACGTAACTAAGTTGGTGTCTAAAGCATGTAGTTTTTGAATACCTCCATAATTAGGTTCCAAATCTTTTGTTATGCCATCAGCTAAACTAAATTGATTAAGTTCATTAATGCCTGTTCTTGAGTTATATAGTCCTGAAAATATTAATCCAGTTTTTCTTCTTTCTTCGTTAAAATTAATTTCAGGAGTATTGACCCTTATGCTTTTTACAAGTGAAGTAGAATTAAATTTATCTTGTATATTAGTAGATTCTAAAAATATTTCGTTTGTAGCACCTCCAATGGTCGCTATACAATTTGACCATCGGATGTCATTAATTTCACCATGGTCGTTTAGGTTTTCATCATCAGAAATCTTAAAAGTTTTAGAACTTTCCCAGTACAAATTTAAATTAGAGTCTTCCCCTTGCTCTGTTTCAAAATCAACAAAATTTAAGTCTTTTACATCTCCATTATCTTTAAACGTAGTTTGTCCTATAGGTATATCCGTAGTACCAACTCTTGAATTGCTAGACAACGATTTGGTTGCCCTTGGAACTTTAACAAAAAATGAACCTTTTAATTTATTTTTACCGTCTTCTGAGATGCCAAATTTTGAAAATCTTATTCTAGCGTCTTCCCCAGAGGCGTTCATTGTAAACCCTCCGTTACCTGGTTGATTGTTTATCCCCGTAGCTGAAATTGTTTCACCCGCATCGTTTATTTGATTACTTAAGGTAAATTTAAAAACATTTCTTTGGGACTGGCTCCCGCCGCTTCCAGCATATGCTATTTCATCAACTAATACTTTTTTACTATTTACATATAGGTTTGATTCAAACTCTAAAGCAAGCCTCTCCCCATACCCACTTACAGTTACAGTTTGGGTTCCGGTGCCGCTTTTTGTATTAAATAATGTTGCGCTAGGATCTTGACTGGTTAAATATGCATTTATTTTACCAACAATGCCTTGTTCATCCCAGGTTCTTACTTTATCTTTTATAAAAAATACAGTATCATTCTGAGCAATCGTTCCGTTTGTTGTGTTAAAACCGGTAACTATTTCAGAATAGTCATCGCTAATGCTAAGGCCAATAGGAATGTTTGTTCTTTCTAGTACTTGCGCTTTAACCGTATCTGGGGCTTCATTTTCTATAGCTAAAACAGGTAACCTACTAAAAGTATTATAAACAATACCAAACGTGTTTCCTAGTCCTGGCACTGATATTTGCCCTAGCCCTTGAGTAATATTTTGTCTTCTTGGTATTAAAAAAGAATCTTCAGTTACTTTGTTCCTATCTTTGGAATTAAATTGCAAATATGCGTTAGGGGAGTTTGTGTCCCCATCGCTTCCGTCTATATACGTGTTATAGGCTGTTAAATTAAAAAATGAAGTTGAAACATCTTTTATATAATACCTATAATACTTTGCCCAGCTCGGGGGCGAAGACTTTATGCAGGCTGCTAATTTTATTCTGCGGTTAGAAGTAAAATCTGTTTTTATTGAAGATCCTCCGCTGTTTTCTGACCCTGGTTTTGCTTTGTCTGTAAGCAAACCCCCTTGTCTTCCAAAACGATCCATATAAACAACACCAATATCATAGTCTCTATTCGTTTTTACAGAAGGACCTGAGGCTCTTTCGGAAAAAATACTTTTTGCGTAAGGCTCTATACGTATTGGCCCGTCCATGCCGTTATTGTCTAAATCTTCTTGATCAAACTTGTGTAAATAATTACCATAAATGAGCCTATTAGCCGTAAACTCTTGAGCTTTGGCTTTTCTAGGCACACTGTCAAAATGTCTATTCAATTGCGAATTAGGCAAAGCTATACCAAAAGTTCTTTTGTTTATATTTATATCAGTATAATATTCTTTTATTCTATCTTCTTCAGGTATATTAATTGTTTTTAAAACATAAACAGTTGAAGAAATAGATTCTGTATATAATATATCAACAGCTACAACATCAGGCCCGCCTAGAGGTAAATAATTAATATTGATAGACTCTAGGTCATTAGACATAAATATATTAAAGCCATTTTCAAACTTTTCCACTTCATCATCAGCTATTTTTGATAAAAATTGCACCTCTGTAAAAGGGGCATAAGGCGAATATTCACCGTCGTCGTATTTCCACCTATAGCTTAAATACGGAAAAATATTTTCAAATGGTGTTTTTTTCTCTGCCATGAAAGTTTAAAATGTAATATTAATAATAAGATGCAAAAGGTGATTTACCATAGTCTTGTATACTGTTAAAATCGTTATATCCAAACTGAGATTGGCCTTTTACCTCCACAAGAATATCTGCAGTAACGTTGCTATTTTCTACCAAGCTAACCCGTATTCTCATACTTCTAGTTTGGGTATCAACCCCTTGGGTTTGTATTCTTAACTTATCTGTCCCTACCTTAAAAACAATAGGTTCAATATAAAGAGGGCCTCCCCACGAAAGTATTTCAAATTTCCAAGGCGCTCCAGCTGGCGTGGTAGCAACAGTTATATCAGTAGAGGTTTGATTTCCACTGTAGGTATATCCGTCTTGTTCAAACTGTACTATATAATCGCTAAGCTGTATTTTTTGATTAGCAGCAGCCTTATAAGGTATTATTCCAACAGGGGACATTGAAAAATTCCCGCTTGTTGTTGTAGCAAAAGCAACAAAATAATATTTATGGTTTGTTTTTGGACTAAACGTTGCCCTGAATGGGTTTGTAAAGGCTTGATTTAAAGTTATGGTTTGTACAATATCACCCGCACTAGGATTATCTATAATAGCTTTTAATGCAGTATTGTCTGCGGGAGCATTAAAACTACCCCCTTCTCTGCCGACTATATAAAACCCAAAATTTCCAGAGTTAACAACCGCTTCTGCTCTTTTACACCCAGCGTTTAAAACTCCATTGCTAGTAGCGCTTGGGGTGTCAAAGTCAATAAATCGGTCGTTTGCGGGCGGAGATACTGAATTGTTTTCAAACTCGCCAAAATTAGTACTGTGCACGGTATTAGTTGTGCCGTTTGGTGTAACAGTTTGTGCAAATGCAATAAAGTGATGGGGTTCGCTAATATCAGATAATACCCCCAAAAAACTGCCATTATCTTTATTAAATGCTGTAGCGTTTACAGTAACTCTATTGGTGGGATCAGTAGCTAAATTATTTATTATTTGTGCTGTATTCCAACCCGCGTTAATATACTGTGACGGCTTTATATAAAACCCAGGATTTTGCATACTATAATTAGCGCTTCCGGGCTTTGCGTTTCCAAATATTGAAACCTGGCTGTGGTCTTGTATAGTTTTAACCGGTACTGCTATTACTGCTGGTGGTTCATCAACAGTTGTTGCTGTTCCAAGAGCAGTGGTTAATGTTTTAACTTGCTTTATTTGCCCAAATTTTGTTTTATTACGTGCCCTTACCTCATTTTGCACCCAAGGCAGCAAAGTAGGGAAAGGCGCTATAGTTGGTAAAGCTTCTTGGTCGGGTATACAATACGCAGCTATATAATAAATTGTATTTGCAGCTATGCCAGATAAATTACTAGAATTTATTGTTATTTGAAAGTCTTTCCAAGTATTATCCTTTGACTTTCCGTGGGTTTGATATGCCGCTATTGATCCAGCAAGAGGTATTTTAACCGTAGCTGGGTCAGCTATCCAGTTTAGCATTGCCGCCCCTGTTGTATCAATAATTCCTTGAGCCAACGCAGGTTTTGGAATGGTACTTACATAAAACCCTAACTCCGCTACCGGTTCTAATGAAACATCTGGTTTAGACCCATTAGCGGCTAGAGACCCTAAGGCAGTAAAACTAACATCAGTAAGGTTAATTGCGCATTCCCTTCTATTTGCCGACGTAGGCTCGGTACTATATGTGTTTACCTGAGGAGCCCCGGAATTACGTTCATATTGGCCGCTAGAAGTGTAGATGGCGCCTGCTAAGTCATCCCACGTGCCCTGCCTTATAGGTGTTTCAAATCTTTTAGTTGTACCGTCCTGAAGTTCAACCACCATAAACGCGTAAGCACAAAGACCTTGTAAATGCCTTGTTTCTAATATTTGGTCAGTGTAGTCCTCATCTTGTCGTAATTCTCTGCCAATCTCTGCATATCTTTCACCATCTTCTTTTGATAATTGTGGTATTACAAGCGGGTTATTTGACTTCGTAGAATACTTACCCACATTTGGGTGGTCTGTAGCGCTACTAGTTGCAGTAAAATCCCAAATAGAGTTTGACCCGCTTGGATCGCTAACGTGTGGGACTGGGTCTGAATTATTTAAACCTCCAATTCCATTTTTTGAACGAAAGCTAAATTTCAACGATTCTTTATTAATTTCATCACCCCTGGGTAGATCAGATATAACGCCAATTTGCTTTATTGATGAATTCGGCGGTGTATAAGCAACATCTAACTCAACATCAAATTCCATATCGTTTTTCCAAAACGGGATGCTGAGCTCTTTCAGCTTCATTTTAGTTATTATTAATGCCGAATCACTGATGTTAGTTATTTTAACGGTTTTTGCTGTTGCAGCAAAACCTGTTTGCCCGGTAGTCATTTGAACAAAAGCTAATGCATGGAGATTTGTGCCTGCAGGTATAACCCCATCTGCATTGCCTGGTATACTTATAATATTACCATTTAAATCAGCCTCTGTCGTTTTATACTCAAAATCGTGCGCCCCCGATAAATCATCTTGTATTTCTTTTGAAATAAACCTAAAAGTGTTTCCGGGAAGACCAGCTTTTACGGGCCTGCCGTTAGCGTCAAAACCTTCAGAAAAAGCATCTCTTAGTTCTTGTGCTGTTGAAAGGTTGTCAGACACTAAAAACCCAAATTTATGCATATCACTTAAATTTTGAAAGCTCCATCTTGCAGTTGATGCCGACAAAAGGGCTCCTGTCCCTAAAGAAGAAAACTCATTATGAGTTATTGTTGGTAAAAGAGTTGTTGTAATTGTTACTTGATCTGTTACAACAGAAGACAGGGGAGTAGAATAAGTAATACTACCGTCATTAGATACAATATAAGCCACTACATAATATGTATTGTTAATTTCAACATTAATCTTGTGTCTTTCTGAAGTGTATGTAAAAATTTGTTTATCCTCCACAAGAGAATCTGCCCCAACGCTAATTGGCAACTCTTGTCCAAAATCTTCTTGAGCTTCTTTAATTAATTCTTCACAAGTTATTGACTCGGTTGGAAAAGAATATCCCCTGCTGATATAAAACCCAACTTGATCTTTGCCAACTTGGTCAGGGCTTTGTGTTTCATAATTAGCCTCTGCTCTTAAATAAGGATGAAAGCGAGAGGCCACAAATTTAGCCTCTAACTTAACATTTAGTTTGGTAATCGGGCTATTAGCAGTACTGGGGTTACCAACTAAAATTCGTCTCATTTTACTATACTCAGTATCAAAACCTTTTTCTTTAGCATAGGCTACAACCCATATAAAACCTTCGGAAAGTGACGATGAATCAATTAAATGTTCGAATGTTTTTTCACTACCAGTAATATCTAACATAGGCATGTTGTTTAACTCAACCTTATTAGCTGGGACTATTAAAGCCGCTTTACCCTCTTCCCCCTCACCGGGGTCAGTTTGTGTAAAGTAAAACCCATTTTCTATAACATTTTTACCAAAATCAACCCTAGCTTTTAAACGAGTGTTTTTCAAAACAGAGTTAATATCTCCAGTATATACTACTTTAATATTTTTTGGGTCTTGAGGCGCATATTCCGGAGCAAAATTATTTATATCTGAAATATCAATATCCCCCGCATCGGTTAAACTGGTCGCTAGAGGGTCTATAGGGTGCTCTTTAAGAACAGATATATCTCTCTCTTTAAATTCCCTGCCATATATTTCGGTTGCGCCCCCATTGGTTGGATGGGTTACTTTTATAACTTCGTTAGATTGGGGATCTATTAGTTCTCCTTTAAACTTAGTTATATTTATTTTACGCGGCTCATTTTCATTATCAGTAAAAAACAACATATTATCTATGATGTTTATACCAGTAATTAATCTATCAGCACTAAAATTTAATATTCTGCTTGGCATATTTTTTTATTAAGTATTTAACGTTAGCCTAACTGGCGCAAAATTAGACGGTGTTGTAACATCGTTATTATAATTATTGTCTATAATTATAGAACACCATATTTGATTTGGAGTGATAGGATGATTCGCTGGATATATAGTTATACCCCCGTTGCTTAATGAACTTGCAAAAGTACCAGTTTGACTATAAGGCTCGCTGTATGTTACTGAACTTGGGACTCCCCCACTATAACTGAATTTTACATCTGTACTGCCCGTGGGCCCAGTATGTTGGTATGAAGTTCCATCATCTATTACGCTTACTGATATACCAGTCGCGCCAGGGCTAGCTACAGCTAATTTATTACTCCAAGTCATTGTAGCAGCCGTAGGAGTTGCGTTAAAGTCTATAGATCCGCTAGTCGTCCCACTTTGTCCTGTAACATTAAAGACATAGGTAATATGACTATAAATACCATAATCAGTTACTGTTTCACTTACTAAAGTAACCCAACTAGGAAGATTCGTTGCGCTAGAAGCATTTGCGTCTGTAAGCTTATAACCGTCATTTGGTTGAACATTAACAGAAATTTGTTGTGTAGAACCAGGTGCTAAAGAAATAGTATGACTAGTTAACAAGTTAGCGCCTACCCCAGCTACAAAATTACTTCCAACACTATTAAATGTTAAAGTATGATTACTTGCTGCTGTAGCGCCCGCTAAACTAATAGCTATCGGAGCACTAGAATATGTAATGCTTTTTCTTTGAGCGGCAGGAATAGCAATGCTAAAGTTTGCAGTTAAACTGCCACCTGTACTAGTTGGCACACCTGAATAGCTAACAGTTATTATATCACCACCGTAAGTTGAATTTTTAGTGGTAGAATTAACGCCGGAAACAAATTTGCTACTGTCTGTTATTGAAATTGTGTCAGACGCAGTTTTAGTACCAGTCCCAGTAAAGCTTATTGAACTATCTGATGTTGGACTAATAGCTACCGAAGGGTTTGTAGAGGCTGCCCATAAACCAGCAGACCAAGTAGTAACTACCTGTGTAGGGGTCGCAGCTATATTGTAAGTTACGCTATCATTGTTAGTAGGCGTATTAGATATAGCTATATCTACTTTTACATATGTATGATTATCCCCATTTGTGTTTTGCGAAACACTAGCGCTAGCCCACGAGGGCAAGCCTGTTATAGAAACAGAGGAAGTGTTTGCAAATTCGTAACCTGCATTAGGGAATATATAAAACGTTTCTGTTGCTGAATATCCAGCGGTTTGTGTTGTTGAGAACCCTGTATAAGCACTTCCGGTAGAAAGAGCCGTTTGTTTTAATGTTGAATTACCTATAGACGCCGATGGTGTTAATGAGTAATTATACGTTTGCGCTGTTCCTGCCGCTTGTGTAATTGTATCAAAAGCTTGTAGGCTTGTTGGCAAAAATGCTGTAGAGCCTGTAGGAGTTACAGTAACAGTGGGTGTTCTTTGAGGGTCTCCCGTTCCTTGAGCACCTATTGTAATTGAATGTGTAATAGAACCGCTGGATCCCATAGTAAAAGGGCCAGATGGTGCGGTGGCTCCGACTGTACCCGCAAGAGTATAAGTACTGCCCACAACACCTGAGACTGTAAAAAAAGCAGTCCCACCCGCGCTTCCTATTGTGCTGGAAGCAAACGACAAGGAGGTTAAAGACAATACAGTGTTTCTTGTTGAAAATGTTTTTACTAATCCATCTGTTGTTCCTATTGAATTAGTTGCAAAAGCTGCAAAACTTATTAGCTTATTGGCAACAAGAGAGCCAATATTAGCTTTAAATCTTTGTTTTATACTAGAGCTTGAAACGGTAAATCTTGTTATACCAGTACCTCCGTTTTTTAGTTCGGAAATTGTTAAAGCCGTTCCGCTGGTGTTATATCCATAATAAAAACCTTGCGAAGTAACATTAACGCTATCATGAGTTAAAAGGCCGTTTAATGTCCCATTAGTATTATCTATACGAGTAGCAGCTTTTGTTTGCACCTCTGGCGATCCTATTGATGGTTGACTAGCATTAACTTCGCCGGAAACAAATTTTCCTGCGTTTGCATATCCTCTGGGGACTTGAACCTTTAAAGCAACAACTTGTGAAATTGCAGATCCAGTTGTGTTAGCAGGAAAAGCTGGTGTTAAAGATATAACGCCCCCTATATTGGAACTAGGCACTATTGTACCGTCTTGTTTTATTGTTGCACTAGATTTTGACCCTAAAAATGTTAATTCTGATTTTTCTAATTCTAAGCTTTTTCTACCGTCAACTATTATTGTACTAATATCACCATTTTCGGCATCATATTCAAATATTCCGTCAACAAGATCTCCTGTAACGAAATAATATATTTTTTCTTCTTCGGGATGAGCATAAGAACCTACGACTTGTGCGTTAGGATTGCTTGATTCTGAAAGCCCGTATATATTTTGGTTAGCTATTAATTCATTACCTTTTAGGTTTTCAATAGCTCCTACATTAGCATCTTCAGACGTATCAATAGATATATTAAGCCCATCTCTAAAGCTTCCGGGTTTTAATAGCCTATCGTCTATGTCTTTATCCATCCTTGCGGATTGGAATGTTCTTTTGCTTTCTGCCATTTAATTTTATTTAATGTTTAATCCACTTAGCCTTGCCCCGCAATACTTGAGCCATTTCTTCAGATTTATAATTTGAAAGTCTTATTTTTGTATTTCTCATTTTTGAGCTAGCCTCTTTTTTATACAACGGAGCGAGTTGAACGCTTGAAGGTCGTAGTTTAGACAAATTATATAGCATGTAAGCATATAAAGCGTCCTCAGCAAGCTTCGGGATGTAAACTTTAGATAAGTCTCCATTGTCGGCCAAACCGTCAGAAATATAATCTAAAATAATTAAATTGTCATCTCTGCCACTAAATGTTCCATCAAAAAATATGATACCTTTAGCCGTATCTATAAAAAATACTCCAGCCCCAGACATATCCTCTGGATTACTACCATATCTTTTGTTAAAATAAGAAAAATTGTCGTCGTTGTAGTTATTATTGTAATAATCTTGCGCAGATTGAGATCTATTGGCAGGATTATTAGGATCTTGGAACCTGGTTATAGCTGTTGATTTAGCTCCAACTTGTACTTCACCACCACTATCATATAAAAAGTTATGGCTACCATCTTGCAATATAGCAGTAGGGTTACCAACCGTCCTTACAGGAAGCAGCACGTTTTTCCGGCCGTCTTCCCCAACGTGAGAAACTTTTACATAATTAACATAGTCTTGAGGCAAAGGAAATTGCAGCGCGTTACCTAATTCTATTTCTACGCTTTTCTCACTATGCAATATATCATAGCTAAATTCTTGCATTCCTCTTTGAGCCCAAAAATCTACTTCATATCTAGGTACTTTTGTAAGCGCTTTTTCTTCACCAACATAAGCAACAATAAAGTTATTTACAATATCTTCTAAACTAGTCCTACTGTAATAACCTAAACCTTTAAAATCGGCAGGGGTATTACCAGCATCACCCTCAAAGTTGGCGTAATATTGTTGACTAGTGTATATTTTTCTTGATTCTGCCATTATTTTTCAGATTGTATAATTTGTTGTTCTTTTGCTGCAGCCGCCTGAGTTATGTCCGCTGCTCGTATGACTACACCTGCGTAAGCTAATATTTTTACAACTAATTCTGGCTCTTCAGAAACGTGTAATTCAAAATCCTGATAACCTGGAGCCGCTGTATTTGGAGATATTTGCCCACTTAACGTACCCCCAGCCCATTTTACTTCAGCGGGCTTTCTTATGTAATTTATAAGAATGGAAGATATTCCTGTTGTGGGGTGTATTACTAAGCCACCCTCGTGCCTAACATATACAGGATTGTTTATTGTAGGCTTTGTCAGCGGAGCTCTATTTAAATACATTATATCTTGGCTAGAAACTTCTGTAACGTGTATAGCATTTGCAGAAACGGTGCCTAGCCTATAAAAATTAGAGGGGTAAGCATAGTAGCTTAAGGTAGTATTACCTGCGGGATTAGTGAAACCACCGCCTGTAACGGGTATTGTTTCTTCGTTTTCAAACAAAGCTATTTTTTCTTCTACGTTTTTTCTAATATCCGAATAGTCGGAATCATTAGAAACAACATAGTTTCTTAAAGAAAAATAACTTTCAAAAATTTCGTTTTGAGCCTGGTTAGCCAACGAATTGAATTCCCTCGGCACTATATACCCCCTATTTTCTTTATTAAGTATGTTTAATACTGTTTTATAAACGTTGTCTATGCTTACCATTGTTGTTTTTATTTATTAGATGGTTATAGTTAACCGAATAACTATAACCTAGTGTTTTATGAAAGCTTTTTTTCAATTGCCTTCATAACGTCTACCCCTTCATCTGTTTTTAAGAATCGTGCAAACGCTGCATATGGATGTTCATCAAACGGCACAGTCATAATTTTCTTGCCATTTTTACTCCATTTAAATACTGTATTGTCGTCTGCTAGTTTAACAATACCTGCCTCTACGCATCGGTTAGCTAAGTTCCGAAGTTTAATATCTTCGTCTTTTGCAACCTCAATAAATAATTCTGGATCGTTTTTAGCAAACAAATAACAGTCTCTTTTTATTTCTTTAGAAGACATGTTAACTATATCAGACCCAACTTCTGTTCTAAGAATAGCTTCAAGATGCTCAATATCAAGTTCTTGCACTAGTTTTAGCGCTTCTAACTCTAACTCTATAATATCTATATCGTCTACCGCTTCTTTAACATTATCAATTTCTTCCCATAAGTTGTTTCTATCTGGGTGATATAATGATAATAGTTGTTGTAATAAAGGTTGGTTTCTAGGCACTACTAACGCTCCGTCTTGAAAGACAATATGTTTTAGTTGTGCAAACCCATCTTGTTCATCTACAAACAAAGATTTTTGATTATCTGCGTATCGTATTTCTCTATTTGTCCCAGTTTCTTCGTCGAACCATATTAGGCCCGTGCTTTTTATTTTGTAAGTTAACGGGGACATACCATTTCTAAGGATATATGTCCTATCTTTAATTTCCCAATTTTTCATAATATAATTTAATAAAATAAATAGCTAAAGGGTGGCCGTAACCACCCTATCGCTATATTAACTAATTACTTCAATAAGAAGAAGTTGTTGGCTCCTTGAGTAATTAAACATCTTTCAGATAAGAAGTTAACTCTCATTTCGTCCAAACTAGAAGTATAAGCACCTCCTACTGATCCAGTAATCCAAGTTTTCATTTTTCTGTCATCAGTTTCAGAAGAACGATAACGTACGTGTAAAAATGGTCGCTTGATATTTTTACCTAGATCTTGATCGTATACAGTAGATGTACCTGCGGGAATAATAGTTCCTTCAACATCACCGAATCCGCCTCTTGTAGCAAAATCATTTAAATATTTCCAGTCAGTTTTATAGAAGTCATAAGAGCCTCTTCTGAATCCAGAAAATCCTAGATTTAGTGCCATATCTTCAGAATTGTTAAATACTCCGTAAGAAGTACCACCTGATCCATAAGAATTTTTAGCAGCTAGTGCATCGTCGATAGCTAGAGACAAAGCTCTGTTGCTATAGATCATGTTTTCTTCAATAGATCCATTTTTGTCTAGTTGCTTAAGGATGTTATCAAAACCAGTCATATTAGACGCTAAGTCTGTAGATAGTCCATCATAAACATTACCTCTAGCTTCAAGAGCAGCAAAGAAACCTTCAGAACCACTGTAATTAGCAGCGGCTGTACCTGCAGAAGCAGTTTTCTTAACTGACTCTACCATAGACATTTCTAAGTAGTCTTCAAATCTTTGTCTAGTTTCATGCTCAGACTTTAGATACCATAGGTAACCAGATGCTCCATTTTCAGAAGTAACTTCAATCCAACCAATCTGAGCAGTGTCAGATCCGTTAATTGCATAGTTATCTTTTAGAATAATAGGCTTGTTAGTATAAGAGCTGTAATCAGAATCTAAAGATCCAACCATTCCGTCAGTTCCTTTAGCAAATTCAGATCCATATACTAGTACGTTCGCTTTAGAGTAGCTAGATGCACCAGTAACACCTGTCCAGTTAGCAGCTGTATAAGCAACAGCAGTAAAAGTTCCAGTATCACCAGCAGCAGCAGCTCCAGCAACAGTAACAACACCTTTAACAACAGGGCCTGTAGCGGCTCCTGCAGCGGTTAAACCTTGTACCATAATTGTTTGTCCAGCTCTAATAGCGGGAGCGTCCCCCGCAGCCCATGCAGTACCATCAGCTTTTGAAGCAAAGGTTACTGTAAATACAGATTCCCCAGTGCCGCTAGCAGTAGCAATAGCTACGTTGTTATAACGAGTATGTAGTCTTCCTTGCTCAACCCATCTGATTTCATCAGAGGTAGAAGGCATTTCAGCTGATACCATACGTAAGAAAGAAGAGATAGAACGATTTCCGTAAATCTCAGCTTCTTTTTCGTATACATCAGGTAGAAATTGCTTTGTAAAATCAAAATCGGTAATATAATTACCTTGAAATAATGACCCCTTAGTTGCCGAAGGGGACAAGTGTTCAATGCCAGTTGTAATAGCCATTGTAATAAATTTTTAAGTTATTGTCTTAGTTTCATTCTTAGTTTAGAACTAGAATCACCAGAAACAACTTTGAACTTTTGGCCTGAAGCTGTTTTAATAACACCCTCTTGCCTTGGGTCCATATTTATATTTTTAGCCTCCTTAGCGGATTGGCGGAGAGCATCGGCACGGCCTTGCTCATAAAAATGTTCAGCTAACTTATCTGCGTTTCTCGCAGTAAATAATGCTTTATGGTAACCCTTGGCGTCATTAATTTGGCCGTCGTCACCTAAAAATTGTTTTACAAAATTGTTAATATCAGATTGTTGCGTTTTTGTGTCATTAATATTATTGACTTTATAACGGTACTTATTGTCTCCAACTTGAAAATCAAAACCTTTAAAATCTTGACTAAACACACTATCTGTTTTTTGTAAAAAACTTTCAGTAAGTTGTTTGCTTGATTCAGCGTTCTGTTGATATGTGTTATAATACTCTAAAGCTTCTTGGTACTCCTGAGGAATATCTGTTTGCTTCTTCAACTTGAGATCAGCATAATATTTCTCTTTGTTTCCTTCTAAAAACTTTTTAGCATTAAATAACTCTTCTTTAAACGCTCTTTTTTTAGAACGTATTTCTCTTGGGTCGTCTTCTTCTTCGCTATATGAAAAATTGTCTTCCATATATTCAGAAATTTCTTGTGTGTCCCAAGGTTTAGATTGTTTATAATATTCTCGCAATAGATCGCCATCATTGTATTTTGATAGATCTCTATTTAATAAAACAAAGTCTTCAACACTACCACCTGTTTCCTCCATAAACTTAACAAGCTTATCAACATTCTCCGGAAGTACAACTTCTGGTTCTGCAGGTTTCGGTTGCTCGTTTACTTTAGCAGCTCTTTCATCCACTTTAGGCTGGTCAGCCTCAACCACTTCTTCTTCGTCTTTAATAAGTTCAAGCGGCGAGTCTTGCTTTTCTGTTTCTTCAGCCTCGGCTTGTTTTTGTGGCTTTTGTTCCGCTTCTTTGTTCTCTTTAGGAACATCTTCAACAGGAACCTCTTCTGCTTCTTGTTCTTGAGTGGTGTCCTCTTTTTTGTTTAATTCGTCTAAGTTAATTTTTGGTACCTCGTCGGCCTCTTTGCCGGCGGCTTCAGGCTCTATTTTGCCCTCTTCAACTGCTTTATCTAAAACAGCTTGTTCTTGCTCTTGTGCTGACTTTTGCTCAACGTCTTCAGCAGCACCTTTAATTTTCCATTCTGCCATAATTTAATAATATATAATAGTTAATAATTTTTTTTATCTAGGTTCAAACCTGCTAAGATCAATCCCACCTAAAACATCGTTGCCACTAGATTCAAATGATTTTTGCGGCTTAGCTGAAGATGGTGGACCACTAATGTCCGATAAAGATACTTTGCTATTAGCTATTTCTTTTTTAGCGTCAAGCTCCATTTCTTTTAATTTCATATTTAGATCAAACTCAAATTGCATTAACTCTTTCTTAGTTATAGCTTCACTTTCTAATTTCTTAACGTCAAAATTAGATTGGGCTTCTGCTAACTTCATCTTAGCCTCAACCTTAATAGTTTCAGCTTGAGCTTTTGCCATTTCAGCAGCTTGAGCCGCTTGAGCGTTTGCTTCTGATTGTGCAGCTATATTTCTTTCCGCTTTGGTTTGGTCTATTTGTTCTTTTTTACCTCTTCTATACTTTAATAACTGATTTGCTAATTTTGTATTTTTTATTTGCCTAATGTCAATAACATCTTCTAACAGTATTTGATCTCTAGACAAAGCCATTTGTATGTTTTGCTCTACAAGCTGTTTTTCGTCTTCGTCAGGGTCTAGTTCTAAAAATATACCAAAGTCATGCAGATGTAAGTTTTGCATCTCTTTTAACGACCCTACACTAAATCTTCCTATTCCCGTAATCATAGCGTCTCTTTGCGGGTGGAATTCAAGAACGTCTTTAATTCTAATTGATATTGCCTCAGCTAATGCTGTAGTAGTGTAAAGTGAACTATGTAATATATGTCTTGTAGCCGTATTAGAATTTGCTGCTGCAAGTTTTTGGACACCAACTAAAGCATATTGGTCTGGATCAGACCCATCTCTTGCCTCGTTTAAACCAGTTACATCACGTATCATATTTAAATAATAATTATACGCTTGTATTAATAAAGTTGATTGTTGCCCACCCCCACCAGGCAATTCTTGAATTGGTATTTTTCCGGGGTTCATATCACCGTCAACCGTCATAGATCTTCCTATAACAGAACCGGTTTGAAAATATAAATTTAAAGCCTCTTGAGGATTATAACTTGTTCCGTTACCTAAATCTATTTCAGCTAGTCCATCAGCATCTAAATAAACACCAGATGGTGTCATTCTTTGTATTACTTGTTGTAGCTTTAAGTGTGTAAGCTGAATTAAATCAGCGTAGGTTACCATTCTACTAACAAGACTTTCTATTTTGCCTTTATACATTCTAGGCGCGCTAACCACGTAATTCATCATTACCATATTAGCGTTAGACTCGGGGCGAACCATATTTGTCGCTTTTTCCCATTTAAGAAGTTTATTAGCTCCAAGAACCATCACCCCTTCATATATAGTTTCTCTTGCCTGCGCTATCCTTTCAAATCTAGCTCTTTGATCTTTTGGAGGATTAAATTTATCATCTTTTTTTATTGCTTTTTTAGCTCCAGTAGATGTTTCTTTTATTTTATATACGCTTTTTTCCCATGTTTTCCAATTAAAATACAACACCGTTAAAGTGTTGGAATCATTATTGTCATTAGCCTCTACAGTAGCGTAGTCATAATTATTATAATTACTAGATTTTTTAACCGCTTCGTTGAATTCCTCATCAGATAATCCTGGAAATTGTTTTTTAAGCTCGTTTGTTTTTATTTGTTTTATTTCCCCAAAATAATATACATCTTGGAAGTTAGGGTCTTCTGTATACGAATATACTAAATTTGAAGGATCAACATATTCTAGCTTTATACCATCTGTATTGTTAAATCCATGTTTAACAGCGGATATTCCTAAGACTGTTTGGTCGTAGTCTATCCTTTTCTTAATTTCAGGGTAATCATTCCTTTTAAAAGTATTGTCTATAGCTTGTTCTTCCGCTATCTCTATACCTTGCTTGTAGCTTACCTGCATATGGAGCTCTAGTTCTTCTGTAGTAGAAGGCAACTCCTCTTTTGGCGTATTGCTAACATCAACATTCATATTTTGCTCGATAGAAGCTAAAATTTCTTGTGTCTGCATGTCCTCCACAATCCTTTCTACAAAATCTGTTCTTTCTTTAACAGATGTAGGATCCTGAGCAAAAGCTTTAACCGTAAATAGCCTATCTTGCATGCCATTAACAACTATATCTACAAACTTAGGTATAATTGGCACTGGTTTCCAATCTAAGTTAAGATAAGATAAATCGCCATTTACTGAAAATTCATCCTTATATTTCTGAACAGATTGTTCACCCCTAGCATATAATCTTAGTTTGTGGAAGTCTCGTTGATTTTGTACGAACCTCCCCGTGCCAGACGATTTTCTAAACCATTCGTTTTGTATACCACGTGCCACTTCCATTCCGTAGTCTCTGCTAGCCTTCGTAGCATCGTCAACCGATTGGCTGGGAAATTGGGTAACTTGTCCTGTAGCTTCTGCCATTTTCTATTGTATTATTTTACTTTTTGAACCTTGGTTATTGTATTTTGAAAATCCAAAGTCTATTTTCTTAACTTCTCTCGTTGTTTTGGATGCATATAAATGTCTTTGGCATGCCATTATGGCAAGCCCAGAGCTTATAGACGCATCAAACTTTGTTCTTTTATTAATATCAAATTTAGCCCAGTCCTCTAATGTTCTCTGAAAGTACATTTTGCCACAATCACCATTTTCTTTTAACCCAACATGGGTTTCAATATAGCTTTCAATTGCAGCTGCATGAGCTTGTCTTATGTCTTCTGAAGTATTAGGTATACCACCTAATTCTTTTTCTGTTATAGATAACTTTCTGCGAGATCGGTCGGGTCTGTTCATTGAAAACCCTCTATAACCTCTTCTTTTGATATGATATAATAATCTAGGTTTGTTATTTTCGGCAAGTATTGGCATTCCGTAAAATATCATTGCCATAAGCACATCTTCAAAAAATATTTCTGCTGTTTGTGGCCTAGCAACGTATTCTAAAAAGAATTGGCTAGACGGCACATCAGCTAGCATACTAAACGTAGTAAGCCCATGAAGTGCCCCATTAGATCCGCTGCCGTCTGTTGTACCGCTAATATCATAGCTATCACAACCAAATGCACCTAAATCTTTATTGCCTGGGTGTTTAATACCGTTTTTTACTATTATGTTATTTTGCATTTCAACCGGCGGAATCCAGGATAATTTAAATCTACCTGTTTTATTTGGATAAAATTCTACTTCAGAATCTTTAACTCCATTTTTCCAGCTAAACGACCCGCGGGTTACATAACCCTGCATTGTCATTTCTTCATTGAAATCTATTTGTTCGTATATTTTATTTAGATTGAATAAAGACTTTTCTATTTCGTCTCTAAACGCGTGCTTTTCGCTTCTTGGAAATTGTCTATAAAACTCGTTTAAAGCGTCATTATTTTCTTTGAGTCCATCTGCTTCATTCTCCCAATGATCGATAACTCCATATCTGATAAGCTCCCCGTCAATTCCTTCGACAGGTTTTTCTGGACTATCGAATACAGGAAATCCATATTTATCAATGAATCCCTCATAGTTCCATTCCATAGGTATGAACAAAGAGTATAATCCACTAGCAGTCTGCCCATTACGGTTTCTATTTTCGACTTTTGAGTCATAGTATAACTTTTTAAAATTATCCCCTCCTTTGTCTAAAGCGTTTGATGTTGATCCCATCATACACTTTCCAACAACTTTAGCGCCTAATCTCAAACAAGTTTTAGTAACGCGCCAGTTGTTTAGTATATTATCAGGTCTTTCCCATTTGCCAGATTCGTCATGGACTAGTAATTTTAGTTTCTCCCCATCGTAGGAGTTGTCACCCGTGTTCTTCCAGTCAATTGTAGTGTCCAGCCCTTCACCAACTTGTACTTCATCTTGATCAGTTGCTTTGAGTGAATTTCTTGTAAGTCTTTTAGATGGTATTTTGTAGGAAAGTTCAGTTTTTGGTCTTTCCATCCCATCTTGTATTGGTTTAAAGAAGAATGGGTAGTTGATCGATATAGGTACAATCTTGTCGGTAAACATTTTTTTTGCGTCTCCCCCACTCTTTGATAGTACCCCAAACCTTGCGTCTTTTGATATTGTAGCTTGGTTAACTGTTTCTGCGCTCGCCATAAAGGAGAATCCACTCCGTCTATTTTTGAGGTAGCACATTCCATAACACCTGTAATCCGCTTTGCAAGCTTCCCAAAAATAAAAGAATATTTTGTTTGATTGTCTAAATTCAGGTGCGCCAACATCAATTTTTGTCCAGTTGAGATACATATAATGTGTTCCCGTGATGTAGGTTGCTGTGCCATTGCACATAAACCAGTAACCATCATTGCGGCGGTCAAACTCCGAATTAATATATTCGTAATATTTTTCTTTAATGTCATCTGGATATAATTGAAAATCATGTATCGATTTAATTTTTGATAGCGTAGCGGGTTTTAAGGTTTGCTTAAAAACTTGATCTTCAGGTTTTTCGCTATTTGAATACACTTTTTTTGGTATTGCGGGTAATGCAATACGTAATCCTTGTATTTCAAAAATTTCACCTATGGTACCATCTTTGCTTATTACTACACAATCAAGATCGTCATTATAACCGTACTTGTAATTTTTTAGCTTATTATTTCTTTTTACACTTTTAGTAGACAAATGCGCAGAGTGTATAGCATATAGACTTTGTTTATACATTATTTAGCTCTGTTTTCTACACCATAAAAACTATCCTTAGCAGTCTTTGGTGATTCGTTCATCATTTCATTTATTTCTTCTACTCTTTGTAAAAGCGCAATAGCATCTTCCATCGCGAGCCTATAAGCTGAGGCTGATATTTTTACTTTTTCAGGATCAAGTTCATCTGGATCCATTTTCTTATTCATTACCTTTATTAATTCATTAATTGAATTTTCAGCAGCTTCAAGAATAAGTTTGCGTTTCTTTTTTATGTCCATAGTTGATAGTTATTTCAGTTGATAAAATTCTATATAATTTTTTATCATCTATGTTAAATTCATACTCAGATTCTGGCGTAAAACCTACAATATCTCCACAGGACACTTCTAATGAGCTTAAATAGTCATTAGTATATGTAAGCACTCCTAAAAGTTTTTGTTCGCTCTCGGTGCTCCATATGTCTTCATTTTCTAAAGGTTCTACAAAACAATACATATTTGGGCAATGCCATTTGCTATTTTGGTTATACGCAAATAACTGATCAGGCGACACTGAGTATCTGTTCTCATTTATGTAATTCCCTGAATTTCTTTCATTTCCTTTAACATCATACCATCTTCTAAATACGTTATGATGCACTATAACTCGGTCCCCTTTTTTAATAGGGGTTTTAATATTTATAGGCGTGCTTATTACTGTACCAATACGGTTTACAAATTCGTAATCTCTTTCTGTTATTTCGGTATTTAATATAAGCTCTTTGCCGTTAACAGATGTTTTATTATTGTATCTGTCATTTGTTGATATAATATAATTGTATAATGACTTCATTTAATAATCTAAATTGTATTCTATAGACACGGCCATATTTTTATTAAAGTGTTTCCATGGCAATTGCGATCCTTTCTTTTCAATATATATTTGGTAAGAACCCTCTTCTTCAATTATATCGCATATTGTGTGCCCACCGTAAACCTCCTGGCCTACCGAATAATGCATAGCTTCGTTTTTATAATCTTGGCCTATGCTAATTTTTCTAATTAATTTCATTTAATTTATTTTAGTATGTCCATATAGTGGTATTAGGTGCGCCGGGGTACCCAATACCTAAATGCATAAACCCTCTTTTCCTGCTAATACCTATTCTAGTAAAACCAACTTCAATTGCGGCTTTAACTAATTTAAATGTTTTTTCGCCCCCAACACTCTCAATGTCAACTGCTGCACCATATGCGTGTTCACCGGGCTGTTTTTTTGAAGCCTCTATAGGATGCTCCGGGCTTCTGTAGTCAGATGTAATTTTTATTGGATAGCCATATACTTCTCGCAAGCTGTCTAGCATTGAAAGAAGTTTTTTATCCATCATTTCAAAGCCGTTAAATTCGGACTCTTCAAAGTATTTCATTGTTTATTTCTATCTTTTAATTTCATATAAATATTCATCCCTGTATATATTATTGTCATAACCAATACTACGGTTTGCAAAGTGGGGTTTATGTTCGGCAGCGCTGAAAACGCAACTGCTCCGACGTTTATGCCGTAAATTTTTAAGTCGTTCATTATTTGTGTTTACTGTTTCCAAAAACTTTTTCTACCCCTCTTGAACCGAAATAGCCACCAATAACAATAGTAAGTAAGCCTGTAATTGAATCTAATGGGTAGCCCATATACCACCCAGCTACATAACTTATTGTTAAAAACACTAATGTTAAAGGCCTAACATTAGCTGCTAACCACGACCCTGAAGTTGCATCCGCAACCCAACGTCTAGTAGTGCCGTCTATCTCAGCTCTTTCAATATCTAATTTTTTAAGTGCAATTTTTTTATCCGCTTCTGACATATCAGACCCGCCAATTATAGCTTGTATAACAGAACCTACTGGTGTGTCACCTGCTATTGCACCAACAACGTTAGGAATTTTTTCTAATAAAAATTTTCCAACGCCTGTATCTTTAAATCTTTTTTTCGCCATTTAATTTAATTATTTATTATGTTGTAGGCTGAGATATTGTATAAAAAAACTCAGGTGAGCCATCATCATCTGTACACACTATTTGTATAAAATTTTTAGTACCAGCCGTGTCATCATAAGTTCCACTCAAATTAATAGATCCCGTGGGAAAAGTTAATGTGTGGCTTCCACCACCGCCTGTAGCCACAATAATTTTTACCATTCCGATTTTAAAATCAGAAAAAGTAAAAGTTATAGAGTGTCCAGCTGTAATCCTAAAAACTTGTGAACTATCCCAATCAACAGCTACAGATGCTGCAGAAGTTAGATTCGACGATGTTGTGAACTCCGGAGCTATTACTCTTGATGTTATTGTTGTTAAAGCCATATTTTTTTATTTGAATGCCATATATATGTATTCCTCTCCGTTTTGGTTAAAAGGAATATAATTGTTTTTTATTGTAAATCCAGTAGCATCAAAATCAACATCATAAACATTGGACTGTGACGCAGTTGCCTCTGTGCCGCTTGTATCAGCCCATAAATTAAGCTCTATTGGATTGCTTGTGTCTCTACGACTATCCATCATATTCCAATTACCAGCACTTGCTGTTGAAGTGTTTTTTATTATAACAAATGATGGTCTAAATCCAATAGTAACAGTTTTGTTACCTGTTGCCCCTGTATAAGTACCCATCTTGCTAACTCCAGTTACTGAATGGAAAAGATAATTTATTATGCTTGTGCTACTTTGCCCTCTTGAATATATAAAATCACTTGTTGGAACAGCCAAACTGCTTGAAGCAGCGGCAGCGAGAGTATTCAATTTTAAATAGTCCATACCACCATCTATAAGCGTAGTATAAACAAACCAATCAGTAGCGGTATCTGTAGTTTTTGTGATCATAATTTCAGGGGGACTATTTAATCCGTGAGCTACAGTTTGACCGCCTGTGCCTGAATCATTATATTTTACTATGCTAAATCCTAAACCAGTATTTGCGCTAACCTCTGCGCTAACAGCCCCTGAATTGTCTGTAACCGCATTTCCTCCGCCCTTCCAACACCAAGCTACAAATTTATTATAATTTGCTAATCCCTTATTAGTTTCATCTCCTTTACCTGTTGTAAAACCTGTATCTTCTATTGCTAAACTACCTCCGTAAGCAGATGAACTGACATCATTAGTATTTGAATGTAGGATTAAATCATCACCCCTTACAGAATCCATTAAAATGTGATTATATGTATGCTCTCTATTCTTAATCCAAACAAGGTCAGGTCTAAATCCAACATTATTTATTAGTTGCGAAGTATTGTTACTACCACCATCATTGCCTGTATACAACACCGCCTTAAAGTTAGATGTATCTGTTTCAGGTATTTCGTTGTAAAGTTGGGTTACTTGAGATGCTGAAAGTGCGGAACTAAATACTCTAAATTGATCAACACTTCCATTCCAATACCCATACGATCCAAACGCGCCTGATCTAACGCCTATTGTATTTATAGAGCCACCTCTATATGTTATATTAGCACCTAAAGTTCTTGATAACCCAGAGTCTTGTGTCCCATTAACATACCCTGTTACTGCTGTACCGTTTACAATAATTGCAATATGTACCCATGCCCCATTTGTTATACTGGTTGTACCTGTTTGTGTAAAAAATCCTGTACCGCCAACGCCTGTTACATCCCCACCATAATAAAATACTTTGTTAGCATTTACACCAAAAGCAAGTCCACTCCATGCACCTCCCGTATTATCTAAACCTATATTAATAATAGATGTAGTTGATTGGTTATAAGTAGCAGCATTAATCCAAAAAGATAAACTATAAGTGGTTATATTAAAAGGGCTACTTGGAATTGTAATTTTGCTATTGCTCCCATTGAATACCGCGGCTTGACCAAACTTGCCCGCCCTGTATTCTACGTTAGTGTCTGTTCCGTTAGGTGCCGCTATTGAAACTGTATCAAGTAAAACATTGTTTCTATAAACTTGTAATATTTGATTATCAAAATCAGCTGCTAGACCAATAACATCATTAGTACTTAGAATAGCGCCCTCAGCAGTATTAGTAGTGCTGTATTTCCAGGAGTGTGTAGCCCAACTTCCGTAATAAACTGAACCGTTTTGTAAAGTTGTACCGGCTCCTGTAGCTGACGTAAGCCTGCTAATACCATAAATTAATTCAGCACCTAAAAACTCTATTTCAGCATAATATTTGCCACTATGGTATTTATTAGTGCTCCATACTGCGTTATAATAGGTCCCTGATTTTGTCCATTTTTTATTAGACTCTTCAAAAGTTTGAGTAGCAGACCCGGTTTTATTACTTGTGTCCCATGAACCACCCCACTCACTATAACCGGTTGGCCTTGTATATGTAAATTCAGCATCAACAGAATTAAGTCTTCCGCTCGAGCTTTGATTGCCAGCATCACCTATAAATAAGTAATGTGTTGTAGATGTTTCGCTTTTAGAAGTATTATCGAATTTATAACATGCTAAATTTGTTACAGGATAATCTACATTATCTGTAGTTGAGGCTGGCCCGCCAAATGCATTAATTAACTGGGTGGTTCCTATCATTGTTTTTTTTCTCTTTGCTTTTTAGCTTCTTCGCACTCTGTACACGGCTCTTTTTTAGGTTTTTCTTTAACAATAAACCAGTCCTTATAGGCTAATCTATTTTTTTGCGTATACTCAATATACTTATTAATTGTTTTTTTCCAATTTTTATCTAAAGCAGGGTTTACAAATCCAGACTTATAGTTAGAAAAAGTTTCATTAATTAATTTATCACCTAAATCTTGGTAGTTAAATAGCAATTTATTTATATTGTAGAATGAAGTACCTTCAAGGCTATTATATACATCAATTGGTTCAATTTTAATTCCCAATATAACGCCATACAAAGCAGATTCACTTAAATGGGTTGTATATATTTTTTTAGTCTTTGGTAAATAGTGATATAAATCAACATTTTTATCCAAAACATGGTCTTCACCGAACTTGTCCATTATTTCGCCCACCGTCTGGTAAGAGCTCACCGGGTGTGGCTTAAAATATATATCCCCTTTATGCTTCTCGTATATGTATTCCATTTTGTTCATACATATTCTTTGCTTTATCTTATTTGACCCGGGTAAAACTACAATATAATTTCTAGGTTGATTTTTTTCAAACTCTTGTTTTCTATCTTTGTATTTATTAGCATTGTTGCTAATTAAATTATTCCTAAAAAACCCAGCGTAGTCTAAAACATTATCGCTTTTTTCATAAAAAGCTTCTTCTATCATTTTTTCTCTAAAGTCAAAATTTAAAGGCTGGAATATAAAAGAATTAGCATACTCGGTATACCCCATCGTTTTGAAATAAGGTATTTCGTTTGCAATAACATCATACGAGTGTTCCAAGCCAACACTTTTAATTCTTTCTAAAGCGTATTTTTCTACAGGCTTTAAAATATTTAAGCTTTCATTTTTTCGCAAATCCCATATGCGCTCTTCTAAAAGCTCATTGCTAAACATTTCCATAATTTGATTTAATTAAATTTAAATATATAAATAATCGTGTGTAGAATAATCATCCACAATTTGTGCGTCTGTTAAAACTGAATCATAAACTCTTACTTGAGAAATTTTACCGTTTATGTAGCCGTTGCTATTAGTTGAATTTTTTGCTATTCTAAAAAGAGCATCACTGTTTCCAGAGCTATAAATATTACCCGTAATTGTACTTTGTGTTTTCTTCAAAGCACTGTTTAAATAAACCTTAACAGTACCCGCCGAAAGATCATATGTTTTCATTAAATGAAACCATTCGCCTGTAGGCAAATCTATACCTGTATCATAAGTGTTACCAGAAGACCCATTGTGTAAATATATATAAAGTCTATTTCCATTTGCGCTGCCACCAGCTCCGTAAATTTGACATCTAACAGCTGGGGAATACCCCTGAGCCCATAAAGTTTCATAGCCAGCGGAACCACCGGCTGAATTTCTATAAAACCAACCACCTATTGTAAAATTTTGGTCAGTTATAAAATG